CTACGCTTCCTCACATACGAATTCTGGACCGCCGTTGTGGCTGATCATGCCGCGCTTCGCCTGTTCCCGGCGCTTGGCGTTTTCCTTGCGGGTGACCATCTCGACGTGATCCATTTCCGGTCGCACACAAAGGCGGTTGCGGCAGGCGTGGTCGAGTTCTTTTTTCCCGGGGATATAGCCGTGCTCGTTGGTCCACATGGCGATGTGTACTGCGACGGTCTGGCCGTCGAGAGACATGCGGGGGGTAGCCCTTGCCTCGACCGTTCTTCCCAGAATCAGGGCCGGTCCACTCCCAGCAGCCTGTTACCGGATCGATGCGGACCCGGGACATGATCTTTGCGCGGATGCGATCACGACGACTGCTCATCCTCGGCGCCTCCAGGCATCAAAGGCATTGCGCAGATCCTGCCAGCGGGCAGCTGCGGCCGCATCATCGTTCAGCTCGCTGCGCGAGCGGAGATTCAGGATCGAGCGGACCTTTGTCGCGGCGCGATTGTCAGTGAGGGGCTTCGCCAGGCCGTGGCACTCCTCGAGGAATTTCTTGAAGGCCGGCTCTGCGCATTTCATCGCGCATTCTGCGGCATAGTCTTTCGGCTTCTGCTGGCGCTGCGGAGGTGCGTGGCGGCGCAGCTCGGAGACGAGGGTGCGATACCGGCCGGCGAGAGCGTCATAGGTCCCGAGCAGCCAAATTAGATCATAGGGCGCGTTCAGTACCATCTCGCTGTCGACGATCGGCGCGTCGGCGGCGATCGTCGCAATGAGGAAAGTGCCTTCGCTGCTTGCCGCAGTCAGGCAGAGCCGACCGCCGTCAGATTCAATGCCCCAGTCCGGGGTCGCGAGCGCGACCCGGTTGCGGATCGCGTCCATGCGTTTCTGCTGCGGCGAGGGCTCCGGGTGGCTCATCGGCGGACCTCGTCGCACAGCGGGAGATTGGCGACCTGGAGAAGTACGTCTGCATGGCAGGGTGCGCCTGGCCTGCACCAGCAGGCGAGATTTTTGCCACGCAGCTCATGCGCATTCTCCGCGACAAAACGACAGGTGCGCTCCAGGGCCTCTGTATCGGGATCGGCGCCGACGCATAGCAATCCGGCGAGCAGTGCTTTGTAGAGGTCGACGCAATAGGGGGCGTCGCCGTGCTTGCCGACAACGAACGGGTTTCCCCATGGGCCGGGGCGACCGACATGCACCGCTTCAAGGCCATTGGTTGACTTGGAATGCGCCTGCAGGTCGAAGCCCTTGCTGCGAGATAGCCGGAGGCGAACAGGCTTCGTCATTCGGCGGTCTCGCTGGTTTGGATCTCCCTGATGATCTTGACCTTGCGGATGGCGCCGGCGGGAACGCCGCGGCGTGTGGCGGCGAGCTGGCGCGCGTCCTCGGCGTCGCTCGCGTCGAGATCGAGCGGCGCGATTTCCGGATCTTCGAAGTGGATGCGGAAGGGCAGGAGATCACGCATCGAGCTTCTCCCCGCTAAAACCGGCTGCTTCGTTGACGCACTCCACGATGGAGAGCGCGATCGCCAGGGTGAGATCATGGCCGTGCAGGGCGGCAACCGGCACGACGCTGGCGCGCTGGTGGCGCGTGGCGGCATCGAGGCCGACTGGAACGGCGAGTGGCTGGGGCATCAACGGCCCTCCTGTGAGAGCCGCTTGTCGAGTTCCGCCACCGCGCGCACTTTCAGCTCGCGGCTCGGGCGGTCGGAGAGCCCTTGCTGTTCCCAGCAAACGCAGAGGGCGATGGCTTCGACGAGCTCGCCGGAGGGGGCTTTCGTCTCATCGAAACGGGCGACTTCGAAACGGTCCATGGCTTCGCCCTCAGATCTTCGCGTCGGACGCGTACTGCCATTCCTTGCGGAAGGCCGTGGTTCCGGCCAGCGCGGCGGACATCAGGAATGCGATCGAGAGTGCGAGGATGGCGCAGGCGACGAAGAAGCGATTGGGGATCGCTTCGCGCAGCGCCTTGTTATGTCCAGTGAAATGCTCAGTCATGGCCAGAGGCTCCAGAGCAGGATCAGATGAGGGGGAAGGGAGTGAAGGCGAGGCCGACGAGCGCGCCGCGCATGAACCGCAGGGGCAGGGGTCCGGGGCGACGCGCCCTCTTCGCCATGGCGCTACGCCGCTCGGGCCATGGCGGTGGCGAGTTCGGTGGCCCTTTGGCCGAAGAGCTTGACCTGTCGTTCCGAAAATTTTCCGGTGAGGATCAGATCTCGATCTGTGCAGCCCTCTCCGATCGAGCGCATCGTCTCGGCCATGCGCTCAATGGTGTTCCTAGTGTGAATTCCGCCGTTTGGTTGCATGTTGGTCTCCGGGTTCGAGGAAGATGACCTCCCGGCGGCGCGGAGACTCAAAGGCGTGTTTTCCGCGCCGCCCTCACTAGGAGGAATGATGCGGACAGTAATGCGGCTAAATATCCGCTGTCAACCACCGAATGCGGCTAAATAACCTCACAATGAATAATCATGATGTGTTCGGCTGCGGCAGCATCGCGAATCAGAACACAAAAAAACCCGCACTCGCGGGTTTCTCAGCGGCACTCTCGCCCAGCTTTTATCTGACGGTGCCGAATTTGCGGAGCACGCGGCCGACGATAAAAAGTTCTTCGGCCGGCCATTCTTTCTTCGCATGTCGAGGGTTGTCTGAAATCACAGATACGGTCTGCATTTCCGCGCCAGGAGCGCTAGAGACCTCTATGCGTTTTACAACCACGCCGCCAATCTCGTCGAGGACCGCATACAGACCAGGCGGCGAGGGCCAGCGGTGACGCGTATCGATGAATACCACGTCTCCCTCATCCAGCGTCGGCTGCATCGAATCACCTTGGACGGGGAAGACTGCTACGTCGTGCGCAGACAAACCAAGCGCGGTAAGTACTGGCGGTGGCAGGCGCCAATACTCGCGCACGTGCTCGGCCGCAAACGTCATCCCGTGGCGTCCAGGGACACCCTCCGACACAATGCTTAGACCTCCCCCGCCCATGCCGCCGGTGATGTCAATTTGCGCTGAAGCATCGGTAGGTATTCCCCTAACGCCGGTCTCCGAGCCAATCGTCATCAATTGTTCCACGTCCTCCCCACTCGGATTATCAGGATCGTAGGAGGACACGACCGGGCGCTTGTTGGTCGTCGAGAGCAAGGTCGTTATGGATACATCCAGCCCCTTTGCAATCTTCTGAAGCGTTTCGCCGCGGGGCGACGCGCCTCCTCGTTCAAATAGCTTGCGGAAATAGCTTCGTTCGAGGCCTGCGGCGCGCGCCGCACTCTCGTACGTCATGCCCTTCTGCTCGATGATCTCTTTGAGTTTCTCAATCACTGTCTTGCTCATGCGCGGATTATCGTCCGCAGCGTTTGTTTGTGAATGCGGTCTTTCAGGCTTGACAGATGCGGTTATTCAGCCGCATTCATGTCCGCATGAACTTGAGACAGCAAATCATCGCGGTGGCGGACACCTTTGCCCAAGCGCGCGGGATCGGTCGGAAGCGGGTTTCTACCTTGGTCCTGAACCGAGGTTCGAAGCTCGATGACATCGCGACGGGTGGCGACTTGGCAACGGGTACTTTCGAACGCGCCATGCTCTGGTTCTCCGAAAACTGGCCGAAAGGGGCTGAATGGCCCGCCGGCGTGCCGCGTCCTGTCCTTCAGACGGAGGCGGCCGAATGAAGTTTTCTCAGCAAGGTACCGGTTACCTCCTCCCGATCGGCGTCCTTGCCCACTGGCAGGGACGCGCCCGATTTCGGCGCGTCCCTGTCTCTGTTTTTCCCTCTGCCTATCCATGCGGCCCTCCGTGATCTGATGGGCTGACCCTACGCCGCCGGGGCGCGGCCTTCACGGAATCCTTTCGGTTGATTTTTTCCTTGACTCAAACTCAGGGGTGTTTTCGTGCGTGCAATTTCTGACGAACATGCATCCATCATCAAGTCCGCCACGGCTGCGGCTTACGAGGCGCTCGGCGGCGTTAGCCGGGCAGCCGAGGCGCTCGGCGTCGCTTCGTCGACGCTGACCAAATACGCCTCGACGGGCGAGGAATGGCGCGACAACTTCATCCGCCTCGATCTTGCCGTCGAACTCGACCGGCGGTGCGATCATCGTTTCCTGCTCACTGCCATGTCGCGGATTTTGAAGGACGAGCGCGTTTCGAGCTTCGGCGCGGTCACCGCCAGCGCAGTCCTGCGCCTCGATGGCGTCCTCGACGATGTCGTGAGAACGGTCGCGCAGGCGATCGAGGATGGCCGCATCGACGCGGCGGAGCGCCAGGCCATCCGCAGCCGCATCGTGGCGGCGAAGCAGGATCTTGCCCGCCTCGAAGCGATGATGATGGACGGGGCGGCGTGATGGACGGCGGACCCGAAAACCCGACCAAGACAGTGACGGCGATCTGCGCACTGCTGCCCGACGACCCGGAAGCGGCAGTGAGCGTCGTGACTGTCGCCTGTGCCGCGGCGGCGATCACCGCCGGACTGGACGACGAGTCGACCGTCGACGGGCTGCGCGCTGCGCTCGAATCTATGCGCGGAAACGGTCTCGGCGATATTGTCCGCAAGGGGGTGCACTGATGGAGCGTGCCACCCTTTCCCCCGCCTGCTGGACGGCCAGCGCGCCGGTCGGACCGCGATGTATCGCGCTGTTGCGGCGGGTGCGGGCGAGCGGCGACGCATACACCCTCATTCGCAACGTCGACCGTGATGCCGTGGTCAAGGCGCTTGCCGCCGGCTTCGTCGCCTGGGTCTTGCCGCAGCCGCGACGACGTGCGGCTGACGGCGAGGGGTGCGGAATATCTCGATCGCCTGGCGAGGGTGGAATGACGACGCTCTCCCGCCAGGTCCTCGTCGAGGGCGTCCTGACACTCTGGCTCCAGGAGAACCGGGACACGCACTCGATCGCCGCCGAACTCGGTATCGACGAAGACGAGGTCTGCAAGATCATCGAACAATCGGAAGGAAGAAGGCCGTGAGCGATCAGCTTCCGAAGCTTGGGCCGAAGGCGCGCGAGATCGTCGACGCAGTGTTGCGAGAAGGCATCTATCGCGCATCGAAAGAGTCCGAAATCGCCGTTTGCCGCAATCTGAACAGCCGCCAGTTCCTGGGGCGCGACAAGAAAGATGGAGCGGTCTGGTATCCGACGGCGAAGCTCTGCGAGCTTGCCGGCGTGACGCCGCCGGAAAACGGGCAGGGGGGCGAGGGCGGACCCGGCGCGCCAGATTCTCGGGTTCAACCCGAGGAGGGCGCCGATCGCCCCCCTGCGCCGGCCGAGATCTATCCTTCGCCGACGGCGGAGCTGCCGCCGCTCACGCGCCTGCCGCATCATCCGCTCGCTGCCCTTTTCCCCATGTTGCCCGACGACGAGCTGCGCCGCCTCGCCGACGATATCGAGGCGAACGGGCAGCAGGAACCGGTCTGGCTGCTCGACGGCAAGATCCTCGACGGGCGGAACCGCGAGGCGGCTTGCCATCTGGTCGGGATCGACGCCTGGACCAAGATATACGAGGGCAAGGACCCGCTCGGCTTCGTGCTCTCGCTCAACCTGCATCGCCGGCACCTGACGGAAAGTCAGCGCGCCATGGTGGCGGCACGGATCGTCGATTGGGAACGCGGCATCAACCAGACCACGGCCGGGGATGCAAATTTGCACGCCCGCGAGGCAGGGCGCCGGCTTTCGATTTCCGAGCGCGCGGTCAAGGCCGCAAAGCGGGTGCGCGACCACGGGGTCGAGGCGCTGTCCGATGCCATCCGCGACGGGCGGATCTCCGTCCATGCCGGCGAGGCTTTGAGCCACATGGAGCGGGCGGCGCAGGAAGAGGCGCTGCGGCTCGAGGAAAAGGAGATCATCCAGCGCGCCAAGGAAATTCGCCAGAAGCGGCAGGAGATCCGTCATGCCGTGCGGCTGACGCATATGGCGCATGTGGCAGAGACCGGCTCGTCGAGCGCGGGCAAGGTCGCGCAGAAGTTCCCGGTCATCTATGCCGATCCGCCGTGGCAGTTCGGGGTGCGCTCGGAAGTGACGGGGCGCGAGAAGAGCGCCGAGAACCACTATCCGACCATGCCGACGGATGCGATCTGCGACCTCTTCGACGAGATCGGCGCACCGGCCAAGGCCGACTCCGTGCTTTTCCTTTGGGCCACGAACCCGATGCTACCAGATGCATTCAGCGTCATGGCGGCATGGGGTTTCACCTATGTGCACCATTGGATCTGGGACAAGGAAGTGGCCGGAACCGGCTATTGGGGCCGCGACCGGCACGAGCTGCTGCTGATCGGCAGGCGCGGCGACCCGGTTTCGCCGCTGCCAGGCTCGCAGCCCGAGACGGTCTATCGCGAGCGGAAGGGCAGGCACAGCGCCAAACCCGATTACTTCGCCGAGCAGATCGAGCGGCTCTATCCCGCCATGCCACGGCTGGAAATGTTCTGCCGCAGCCCGCGCCCGGGCTGGACGGCATGGGGGTTTGAAGCGGCGACAGGGGAGGCGGCTGAGTGACCTCCATGCTTCCCATCATCGAGGAACTCGCCGATGCACCGGACCATATGGCGCGGGCGCGATGGCTGCTCGAGGTGCCGCTCGCGGTGATCATCCGCGACCAGGTGACCATCCACCGGCTGCTCTCCGCCGCCGGTTTTCACGAAGGCCTTGCCTACTTCGCAGCCGAGATCGCGGCGCTTTCGGCGACGCGCGGCCGTGACGGGCTTGCGCCTGACACAATTCGCATGACGCGGGAATACGCCCGCATCGGAATTCAGGTCATTGCGCGCGGGGGCGCAGAAGAGGGGGCGGCGTGAGCATCGCCATCATGTCACAGTTGTTCAAGGCGCATCTCGGTTCCACGAACCGGAAGATGCTTGCCGTGCGGCTGGCGGACTTCGCCGACGACGACGGCAAGGGCATCTGGCCGACCGTCGGGCGGCTTGCGCGCGAGACCGAGCTTTCCGAGCGGACCGTGCAGCGCATTCTTTCCGAGTTTGTCGACGAGGGGCTCCTGATCGTCCGCAAGAAAGGCGGCTGGAAGCCCGGCGAGGGCACCCGTTACGATTTCAATATGAGCGCTCTCGGTCGCCTGCAGGCTGCAAAAGTGGCTGTCGAGGGGTGTCACGGTGTCACCCATGACACCGTGACACCCGTGACAGCGGCGACATGGACGGGTGACACCGACGACGCCGAGGGGTGTCACGGTGACACCCAAACCGTAATAGAACCACCAATAGAACCATCAGAGAGAGAGGGTGCGCGCGAAGGCGATTTGAAGGATCAGGACGATCCGGCGAAGTTCGGCAAGCGGGTGAAGGCTCTCGAAATGGGGACGGCGAACAATCCGTGGCCCGGTGCGATCGCGTCGTCGACGGCATGGGCGCTTCAGCAGTTCGAGAAGCTGACGCCGGAAGAACGGCGGATGGCCGAGGAGCGGCGGGACGCCTATCTCGCCGAGTGCAAGGCGCAGAAGGTCAGGAACGTAGCTCTCGGCGTCTACCTGCGGGACAGGAAGTTCCTCGATGTTTCGCCTCTGGCTGCGAAAGCGCAAGCGGCAAGCGCGAAAATCCCCGTTGCTCCGTTCGGGCCGGTGTGGGCCGGGATACGGGCGCTGTCGCTGCTTGACGGGCACGAGGCTGTAGAGGTGCCGCTCGATGTACGGGACCGTGTCCGGCAGATGTTTGGGGCGCTGCGGCGCATCAGCGATGCGAGGGGGCTCGCCTTCTTGCAGGGCAAGGGAATCGCGTTCGGCGCCAATGGCGACCTGACCTTCCCGAACGACTTCGAGGAGGCGGAGTACCGGCGTCGTGTCATTGATAGCGGTTATCCGCGGGTCAACGAGCTGCACAAGCAGGCGAAGAACCGCGATCGCGGCGTGGCGGATGCGCGCTTTGAGGCGCTGGTGGAGCTTTGCGAACCTGTTTCGGTCGACTCCGATCTCTTCGAGCGCTGGCGGGCGCATCACGAGGCTGCAGGCTGGCCGTTCGTGCCCGATCCTGGACAGATGCCGGTCGTCTATTTCCCGAAGGGCGGGCCGGAAGGACTTCACAATTTCGAGATCGCCGCGCGCGCGGCACTGAAGCAGGAGCAGCGATGATCATGCAGCATAAGGGGATGGTTGGCATGCCAATCGCAGTCGGGTCCGGCGATCGCTTCAGGGATCGCATGCGGCGAATCACAGCAAAGAGTTTGAAGGCAGCATCAATGAAAGTGACCGAAATGAACTCCGAAAACGCCCGTTGGTACTGCCTGCATGTGAAGCGGGGCAAGGAAATTGATGTGGAAAACGCGTTGAGGGAGGCGAACGTCGAAGCCTTCATGCCGCGTGAAAAGGTCGTTTTTGTGCGTCATGGTCGGAAGGTCGAGAGTGAGATTCCTAGACTTCCCAGTTACGTGCTCGTGCGTCTGGTGCCTTCGGCGGAGGCGTTTCTCGGGCTGCGCTATCAGAAAGACGTGATTGAATTCGTCGGCGGTCCGTCTGGTTATCACGTTATCAAAGACGCCGATGTCTATGTTTTTAAATCTCTATCCGAAGGTGTAGAGGTTCCGCGGGTGGCGACGGATAAGACTATTGGTCAGGGCAGTGAAGCCGATATCGTGCTCGGTCCGTTTGCGGGCTTCAAGTGCGTGGTGACTGCCGTGAAGTGGTCCCGGACAGCGAAGGCGAGCGTACGGATCGACGTGCAAGGCAGGCCGTTCGACATCGAGAGCATGCCTCTTGCGTTTCTGAAGAAGCTGTGAGAGTCATTTGCCACGACGAGCCGGATGACGTTACCCTCCGATCCCCTAGCCGAGAGCTAGGGCAGAGCAGGCACCAGCCTCAGGGACCGACGCTCCAGCCCCTTGCCCAGACAAGCCTCGAAGTGAGGCATCGACTCAGGGCCGGTGCGCTAGCTATGCTTAGGGGTGAAATCCACTGTCCGGTGGCACTACCCTGATCTCGCGTTTATCGACGATTGCGCTGATCTGCATGGAGGTTTCGGCGATGACGTACGCTATCTTGAGTACGCCGATAAAAAGCGGAATGCAGACTACCAGCCAAACTAGGAAGTTGTTGACTTTTGACAGCCGACCGCCATCGGTTGATACCCAGCAATAGCTTAGCCATAAAACGCGCAGAGAAAAAACGAACGTTGCACCAACAACGACGAACATTGTGACTGACGCAGACAACGCTTCTAGAGGTTGGAATTCCGCCGCATTGTCGGGCAGGCGTCTTACTGCTTTCATGGCGACAAACGATATGGCGATCAAAACCGACCAAGTGGAAAGTATGCCGACGATCTCTGACCACCATTTCAGCTTTTCGACAGCATTTTGAAACCTAGCGTCGTGATCCACTGATGCCATTGTCTTCCCCTCCCAACGATGGAGGAACGATGGTGGCACAATCCAGAAAAAGCTCAACTTTGGAGAAGGCGGCCAAGAGGTCGCCTGTATCGTTTAAAGGTTATGGGTACTCCTGCTGTGCGGAACCGTATCTGTCGATGATCGATACTCACATCAAACTCGATCTTCGGCAGTTCGATCGATCCCTGTCGGACATAGAGCGCAAGCAAATGCCGTATGCGATCATGCTGACGCTCAACGAGACGGCGAAGGGAGGTCGCCTGGAAGTCCAGCGCGAAATGGATCGCCTGTTCGATCGTCCGACGCCTTATGCCAAGCGTGGTGTTGTCTACGATCGGGCGACGCGACAGAACCTACAAGCCGCTGTTGTAGTAACGGGCGACCGAACCAAGGGCGGGCTTCCTGCTACAGCATTCCTCGGGCCTCAGATCGAGGGCGGCATGCGCACGCACAAGGCCTTCGAGCGGCAGCTCATCGATCGGGGTTTGATGAAGCGGGGCGATGTCGCTGTTCCTGCCAAGCGCGCACCACTCGATCGGTACGGGAACATGACGCAAGGCTTTCTGAACCGCGTCATGGCCGACTTGCAGATCGACTATCGCGGTGCTGGTGCCACTCGAACCCGCACATCGTCGTCGCTCAAGCGGAACAAGAACTACAAGAACGCCCGGTTCTTCGTGCCGAAGCAGCCTTCGCACCTCCACCCGGGCGTTTACCAGCGCGACCCGGCAACGAACGCCATCCATCCGGTGATCCTGTTCGTGCCTCAGGTCTCGTATCGCATCCGCCTTCGCCTGCGCGAGGTCGTCGAGAGGTATGTGATCGCCAACGTCCACGATCATTTCGCCGTCGCCTTCCAGCGGGCGGTTCGGACGGCGCGCTAGGCCCTCCGAAGGTTCGCGGGTCCTTCCTGGCATCCGCCCGCCTGCGGGTATTTGGCACGGCGGAGGTTGTCCAGTCTGAGCGATTTTTTGAAGCCTAAAGTCAGAGCCTAAACTAAAGAGCCGGGCTAAAGAACGAGCGTTCCTAAAGATGAGCCTTGCAGCTGACATCATGACGAAGAGCGCGTTTGCGGCTCATGTCGGCGTCAGTGCCGGGCGCATTTCGCAGTACATTGCCGAGCGGAAGATCTTCGGTGAAGCGCTCGAAGGCGAGGGGCGGAACGCGAAGATCCGCGCATCGGTCGCGGTCGAGCAGCTGCGCAAGACCCTCGATCCGTCGCAGCGGTTCGGAGCGAACGGCACGGCGACGCGATCGGCGCCGGCGCCGGTTGCTTCCGAGCTGTCGTTCGACGGGCCGGAGAAGCCGAAGGCGCCTTTAAAGCCGACCGTCATCGTCGACCCGTTTATTGACGAGGTCGCGGCCGAGAAGCTCAAACAGCAAAAGATCACCACCGCGCGCATGGAGCGCGAGGAAGCGCTCGAGCTCGGCCGGTACATGCTGACCGACGATGCCCGACGAGAGATGGTCAAGGCCGTGGCCGAGGCATTCAAGGTCATGGAGCAGGCCATTCCCGAGATGGCGAAGGCGATTGCCGCGCAGTTCTCGGTGTCGACCCATGATGCGACGCATGTGCTGCTGAAGGCGTTTCGGGACCATCGGGCCAAGAAGGCGCGCGACTTCGCCGACGCAGCGGCCGAGTTGGAAGAGCATGTCGAGGACGAGCAGCAATGACCGTGCTGTTCAATCCCGAGCGGCTGGCTCTTAGCGTGCTGGCCGAGATCTGCGAGCCGCCGCCGGCAGTCGATTATCTCGACTGGGCGAAGCGGAACATCGTGTTCTCGGAACGCATCACGGACCATCCGGGGCCGTACAACGAAGACCTGGTGCCGTTCTTCTCGGAGATCCTGCGGGCGTTGTCGCCGGAAGATCCGTGCAACATCGTCAGCCTGGCGAAGTCGGCGCAGATCGGCGGCACCATCTGCGCCAACATCTTCACGCTCGGCTCGCTCGACATGGCGCCCGGCGATTTCCTCTATGTCCACCCGACGGAGGAGAACGCCGCCCGCTGGTCGAAGACGAAGCTGATGCCGCTGGTGCGCGAGATGCCAGCGGTCGCCAAGCTGTTTTCGCAGAACAGCCGCGATGCGAGCAACTCGGTGCTCTACAAAGAACGCATCGACGGGCGCGGCGCCATCCAGGCGGCCGGCGCCAACTCGCCGGCGGGCCTGTCGATGATCTCGCCGCGAAAGCAGGTCCAGGACGATCTTGCCAAGTGGCAGATGAACGAGGCTGGTGATCCGGAGGTCCAGGCGGACAGCCGCAGCAAGGCGTTCTTCAACGGCAAGATATTCAAGATCTCGACGCCGATGGTCTCGCCGGGCTGCAAGATCACGTCGAACTATCAGGAAGGGACGCAGGAGACCTACCACGTTCCGTGTCCGCACTGCCACGCGCTGCAGGAGCTGCGCTGGGAGAACATGCGGGATCACATCGATCCCGAGCATCCCGAGCAGGCGCATTTCGTCTGCATCCATTGCGGTTGCGAAATCCACGAGCATCATCGCGAATGGATGGTGAAGCCGGAAAACGGCGCAAAATGGGTCGCCAAGTATCCGGAGCGCGGCCGCCGCCATCGATCCTTCCGCATCTGGATGGCCTATTCGCCGTTCGAACGCTGGGAGAACCTGGCGCGCGAGTGGCTGACGGTCCAGGCCGGCGGCCCGGAGAACCGGGAAAAGGGCTCCGGCGCCGAGCAGACGTTCTGGAACGACTGGCTCGGGCTCGCCTTCGAGGCGGACAACAAGGCGATCGATTGGGAAGTGCTCCGCGATCGCGCCGAGGACCACGGTTTTCAGCGCGGTGTCATCCCGGCCGAGGCGCTGGCGCTGGTGCTCGGCATGGACGTGCAGGGCGATCGCGTCGAGTGGTTGCTGGTCGGCTACGGCAGGAACCGGTACCGGGCCGTCATCGATCACGGCGTCGTCGACCATCGCGCCGGCAGCCACCTGGCGGACGCGAAGGAACATTCCGGCCATATCTCGGAGCCGGAAGTTCGCGCCGCCCTCGATCGGCTGCTGCAGCGCGAGTGGCTCGACGATGCAGGCCGCAAGCGCACTGCCGATCGGGTCGCCATCGACGGCAACGCCTATACCGACGATGTCTGGAACTGGGTTCGCAAGCATCCGAAGTCGCGCGTCATCATGGTGCGCGGCGGCAATACGGAAGCCGCACCGCCGATCGTGCAGACGAAAGAGTATGACCGGAAGGGCAAGCCGAAGAAGCAGAAGTGGTCATCCCGCTTCTTCACCTTCAACGCCTCGGCCTTCAAGATCCGGCTCTATCGGGACTACAAAAAAGACGATCCGGAGCAGGCGGGCTACATCCGTTTTGCCCGCGGCTTCGGAGACGATTTCTACCAGCAGGCGACATCGGAGGCCCGCGTACCGGAGAAGACCCGGAGCGGTCACACCCGCTACGTCTGGAAGCTCTCCGAGGGCAAGCGCAACGAGATCATCGACATGCTCAATCAGAGCCTGGCCGGTGCCTATCGCTGGGGCGTGCCCTATTGGACCGATGAGGAATGGGACGCGATCGCCGATCGCCTCGGCCGGCTTGAAGCGCCGCAACAGGGCGACCTCGAGGATCATCTGAACCAGATCGCCGTCAAGACCGAACCTGCCGCAGGCGAGAGCGCCACGGCAGAACAGCAATCGCCGCTCGTCGCTGCCGCCCTCGCGCGCGCCGCCCGGGCAGCGCAGCGGAACCGCTAGGAAGATCCATATGGCACTGACCGAACAGGAACGCGCCGTGCTTCTGGCACGGCTCGACGAAGCACGTGAGGCCTTGCACCAGATGGAGATCGGCCGCGCCGAGGTTTCGCTCAGCTATAACGGCGAGAGCGTCACCTATGCCGTGACCAATATCGGCGCGTTGCGCCAGTATGTCCGCGACCTCGAGGCGAAGCTCGGCCTTCGCCGCTTTGCCCGGGCGCGCAGCCGTGGAGTGATCTTCGGATGAGCGGCGACGTCACGATCCTCGGCCCCGATGCGAAACCGCTTTCGCCGGCAGTGCGTGCGGCTGCCCGCGTGCAGGTCGCGAAAAACCGGCTGATGGCGTCTTCGGCCTATCAGGGTGCATCCTATGATCACCCGTCCTTCGCCAAATGGCGGCCGGGCACCTGGTCCGGTCAGTCGGCGCTGACCTGGTCGCGCTCCGAGCTGGTCGACCGGCTGAACGATGTGGCGCGGAATGACGGCTGGGGCGCCGCCGGCACCTCGCGCCTCGTCGACAACATCATCGGCTCGGGCTGGACGCTTGCGGCGCGGCCGAACCACGTCTCGCTCAACATGACGTTCGAGCAGGCCGAGGAGATCGCCGACAAGATCGAGGCCTTGTGGCGCGATTACACGCAGGACGTCGACAAATGGTGCGACGCCGAGCGGACGAAAACCATGGCCGGCGTCCTCGGCCTTGCGGCGCGTCAGCGGTTCGGTCCCGAGGGCGAGGCCTTCGGCGTCATCGTCTGGCAGGACAACGCGCCGCTGTTCCAGACGGCAATCCATGTCGTCGATCCGGCCCGGTGCTCAAATCCGAACGGCCGCATGGACGAAGAGTTCCTGCGCGACGGCGTCGCCATCGACGGTTACGGCGCACCGGTCGGCTACCACTTCCGCAAGTCGCATCCCGGCGAATTCTTCGCCGGCAATACCGGCCTGTGGCATTGGCAGTATGTCGATCGGGAGACCGAATGGGGGCGCCCGATCGTCGTGCACGCCTACGAGCAGAAGCGCGCCGGCATGACGCGCGGCGTTTCCGACTGGGCTCCGGTCATGCGGTCGATCAAGCAGTCGACCGATTACGAGGACTATGAAAGCCAGGCGGCGATGCTGAACGCCGTCATGGCTGCCTTCATCGAAACGCCCTTCGATCCGGAAGAAATGCTCGAGGCGATGGGCGCCGATTACAACAACGACGGTATTGCCAAGCTCTTTGGCGAAATGTCGGCCGCGCAGAAGGCCTATTACGGGGCCGCACCGATCGATTTGCCCGGCGTTCGCATCAACACGCTGCAGCCCGGCGAAAAGGCGACGCTGACCAAGCCGGAGCACCCGAACGCCAACTTCGAGGCCTTCGTCAATGCGGCGCTGCGCAAGGTCGCCAGCGCAATCGGCGTCACCTACGAGCAGCTGACCATGGACTGGAGCCAGGTGAACTATTCGTCGGCACGCGCCGCCCTCCTCGAGATCTGGCGCGGCTTCACCGCCAAGAAGGGCGGCTTCGCCTCGCAGTTCATGGCACCGATCTATCGGGCATGGCTCGAGGAGGTGTTCGACAAGGGCCTGATCGAGCTTCCGGCGGGCGCCGTTCCTTTCGAGCAGAACCCGGCAGCATGGTGCCATGCGGACTGGATCGGTCCCGGCCGCGGCTGGATCGACCCGCTGCGCGAGGCGCAGGCCGCCAGCGAGCGGCTCGCCGGCAATCTGACCACGCTCCAGCAGGAAGCGGCCGAGCAGGGGCGGGACTGGAAGATGGATGCGCAGCAGCGCGCCCGGGAACGGGCCTTCTACGAACGGCTCGGCCTCGATCCAGATCCTGGCAAGCCTGAAGCCAGATCGCAGGCGAGTGCCGCTCCGCCAGCCGAGCCGGGCGACGAAGCCGAGGAAGAGGTCAACGGCCGCACCTCGGCGCGTCGGCATCCGGCCGGCATCCCGAGGATTGCCAGAAGGAAAACGGCATGAGGAACTATCCCGAAATCGCCAGTCGGATGTTCGGCACGCCGCTGATGCTGCATCCGTCGAAGGGCGACATCATTGCGCGTGCTTTCGGTCCGCGCGTGCTCGGCAGTCCGGATGCTCCGGCGCAGGTCGCTGGCGGCGAAGAGATGGGGCTCCTTGGCGAGAAGCTTCGGGATGCCACCGACTATTGGGGTGACGCCCTTTACAAGGGGCCGGAGCTCATTGCTCCGGGCATCGCCCTGATCGAGATCGAGGGATCGCTCGTCAACAAGGGCAAGTGGATCGGCAAGTCCTGCGGCATGACGAGCTATGAGGGGATCAGTGCGCAGGTCCGGGATTGCATCGAGCGCGACGATATCAAGGCCGTCGTGTTCGAAGTCGACAGCTATGGCGGCGAGGTGACCGGCGCCTTCGATTGCGCCGAGCAGATCTTCGAGCTTTCGCAGGCGAAGCCCACCATTGCCGTTCTGACGGATCATGCCTGTTCGGCCGGTTATCTGCTGGCATCGCCGTGCCGTCAGCTGGTCATCCCGCAGACCGGTATCTGCGGCTCGATCGGTGTCATCTCGATGCATGTCGATATGAGCGCCTGGCTCGCGAAGGAAGGCCTCAAGGTTACCATCCTGAAGGCCGGCGAGCACAAGGCCGACTTCAATCCTTATGAGGCCATCCCGGACGATGTGCTTCAGCAGGAACTCGCCGAGCTCGAGGAGCTTCGCGTCGAATTCGCAGCCACCGTCGCGCGGTACCGCGCCGGCCGGCTGACACAGCAATCCGCTCTCGCCACTGAGGCGCGGGTCTATCGCGGACAGAAGGCGGTTGATGCCGGCCTCGCCGACGCGGTTGCACGCCCTTCGCAGGTTCTCGAAGCCTTCGAAGCTGAACTGAGCCGGACAGCCGGCTAACCCCAACATCAACTGGAGACGACGAATGTCGAACTTGACGCGTAGCAGCGCGCTCACGCGGAGCGTGCTCGCCGCCATTAGCGGCAAGAAGGGCTCCCGGCTGGAAGACGAGCGGCCGGAAGACGAGGAAGTGATCGAAACCGAAGAGGAGGAAACCTCCGCCGAGGATACCCCTTCCGATCCGGAAAGCGAGACCGAGGAAGAGGACACCAGCGCCGCGACCGAGGAGGAAGAGACGGACGACGGCAAGACGTCGGGAAGCACCGTCCGCCGCGCCGAGCAGGGTCGCATCCGCTCGATCCTCATGCATCCGAAGGCCGAGAGCAATCCCGGCCTCGCCGCCGAGCTTGCCTTCGGTTCGAGGTTCTACTCGGCCAAGGAAGCGGATGCGCTTCTCTCCTCTGCCTCTGCCTCTGCCGGCGGATCGCGCCTTGGCGGTCGCATGGCCGGAAAGAGCCCGACGCTCGGCGCCGGCACACCGGGCGGCGGCAAGGCCACCGAGAAACAGGCGGTGATCTCCACCGTCCGCTCCACCATCCTGGCCCGTCACGGCCGTAACCGGAAGGATTCCTGATCATGGGAGAAGCAACCTTCGCCCCGAACGACTTGCACGTTTCCGACGTGCCGGTCATCACCCGCAACATCACCATCGTCAGCGGTCAGAACCTCAAGCGCGGTGCTGTCCTCGGCAACATCACCGCGTCGGACAAATACACCCTGTCCGCTTCGGCCGCTGCCGACGGCTCGCAGACGCCCGCACTGGTGCTGGCGACCGATTGCGATGCATCCGCCGGCGATGTCGTCGCCGCGGCTTACGCGAGCGGCGCCTTCGATTCGACGAAACTCATTCTGGGCGCCGGACATACGGCCGCTACCGTCGAGGCTGCGTTCCGCAAGGCAGGCGCTCCCCTCTACGTGCGCGTCCTGAAGTAAGCCCGAGACCGAAAGGACACCACACACATGGAAGAACTTCTCCTCTCCACCGCCGAACTCGTTGCAGTTCTGCCGCCTCGCGATCGCCCGGAAGCTTTCCTGCGCGATCGTTATTTTTCGACGACGGTCCTTTCCGACATGGAACAGATCGTCTTCGACAAGATCCTGCCGGATCGCGAGCTCGCGCCGTTCGTCCATCCGGATGTTCCCGGCAAGGACTCGGCCAATCGCGGCTTCAAGGCGACCAGCTTCACGCCGGCTTACGTCAAGCCGCAGAATACGCTGCGCCCCGGCGGCAACATGATTCGTATGCCGGGCGAGCCAATCGGCGGCCGCAACTCGCCGGCGCAGCGCTACGCCTACAATCTGGCGACGATCATCGACGACCAGGACCAGCGGATCACGCGGCGCGAGGAATTCATGTGCTCGCAGGTCATCCGTACCGGCCAGGTGATCGTCGAGGGCGAGGATTATCCGACGCAGACGGTCAATTTCGGCCGCAATGCCGCGCTGACGATCGCGCTCGCCGGCGCAGCGCGTTGGGGCGAGGCCGGCGTCGATCCGATGGACGATGTCGAGGCGTGGGTGCAGCTGCTCTCCGATACCAGCGGCTTCACCGCTCGCGAGGTCCTCATCGGTCCCGGCGCTGCGGGTCTCCTGAAGAAGTCGCCGCGCTTCCTCGACGCGCTCGACAATCGGCGCCAGGATGGCGGCATCATGCAGCTGGGGCCGGTCAGCACGGGTGCGGAGAACAAGTATTACGCGGTTCTCGGCACCATCGGCGAGCTGACCTTTATCCAGTATTCGCAGCCCTACACCGTCGGCGGGGTGCGCAACAACTTCTGGCCGTCCATGGGCGTCGGAATTTTCGATCCCTTCGGCTTCATGGGCCACTTCGCTTACGGCGCCATCCTCGACAACGACGCGCTCCTGTCCATGGAGCGCTTCCCCGACATGTGGCGGGAACGGAACCCGTCGCGAACCATCGTCCAGACGCAGGCAGCACCGCTTCCGATCGCTCCGGAGCCGGACGCCAGCCTGTTCGCGCTGGTCCGCTAATCCCAACCCGTGTTCGCCCGCATACCCGCCGGTCTCTCGCCGGCGGATATCGGGGACTTTGAAAGGACGCTCCGATGAGCAAGAAAACCGAGCAGTTCAATGTGACCGTCAAGGTCGGCAAGAAAACCTACAGGCCGGGCGAGCCGGTTCCGGTCGGTACCGGCGGCATTACGGCCGAGGAAGCGGAAAATTTCCGCAAGAATTTCGGCGCCTTTACCGCCGGCCCCGAATCGACGGCCGCGGCGCCCGTGCCCTCCGTCGATCTCGACAGGCTTCGCGAGGCGATCGAGAAGCTCTCGGCCGACAATGACCGGCTGACGGCGGAGCGTGACGGCGCGATCGGGGATCGCAACACGCTGCTGAAGCAGAACGAGCAGCTTGAGACCGACAATGCGACGCTGGCCGCCGAAGTCACCAAGCTTCAGGCCGAGATCGAAAAGCTGACGGCTCCGCAATGACGCCGCGTCCCGCCATGTTCGAACGGATGGGGCTGAGGTTCGCCAAGGCCTTCGGCAATGCCGAGGCCGTGTTCACGGTCGACGGTGTCGCCAGGCCCGCCGTGCGGGTCATCCTGCGCGTGTGGCGGGAAACCGATCTGGCGGAAGAGCAGGAGCAGGCCGTCGAAGGCACCACCCATCTGCTCGCCGTCTCCGCCTCCGCGGTGCCCGGCCTCGCCAGCCAACGTGACAGCGTCGCGATCGGCGGCGTCACCTACCAGGTCATCAACATCGACGATGATGCGCGGGCCATGCTCCGCATCTCGCTTGCCGGAGACATCTGATCATGAAGACACAGGAACAGGAGCAGGCTCCGGCCATCGCGGTCGATCCGATGGAGGACCTCTGCCAGGCGCTGTTTTCGACGGAAGAGGGCGCCAAGAAGAAGGCCGCGCGCCAGACCGCCGGCGCCATGACGCAGCGGCCGTGGCCGCAATTGCCGTCGCGGCTCCGCTCGGCGATCCGCTCCGACATCGGTCGCCTGCTTGATAGCGGCAAGGAGCGCGCACAGATCATCGAAGCCGGTTATTCCGCGGGTGTCGTGAACCAGGCGCTCCGCGACCTCGGCCGCTCGGTCGCCTGACATGGCGCACCTCCGCAGCCAGATCTTCGCGGCCGTCATCGCGCGCCTCTCGGCCATTCCGGAGTTCTCCGGTGCCGACAAGGTGAAGCGCGGCCGCAAGGGCGCGATCCCGCAGGAAAAGCTGCCGGCCCTCACCGTCACCTGGGCCGACAGGTCGGAGACCTTGACGGTCCGGCCTTCATCGGGACCTGCCGGAGAGGACGGTTACGATCGGTTCCTGCCGCTCTCGATCGTCGTGCACCTGCGGGACGATGAGCCGGAGGAGGAATTCGATAGGCTTTGCGTGCTGATCGAGGCGGCGATGGCCGCGGACATGACCTTCGGCGGCCTCGCCATTGAGGCGCTGCTGCAGTCGGAACAGTATTTCGTCAACCCGCAAACCGGCATCTCTCTGCTTGCCGGTTCGCTCAACTATCAGATCGCCTACAAGACGCTCGCCGCCAATCCGGAACAGGCTGCGCTCTAAACGCTCTGCATGCCGTTATCCCAAAACCGCTGCACACTTTTGGGCGGCATGCAGTAGCGCAACCACCCCCACCAGCAAAAGAGGATTTTGTCATGGCTCTCGGCCGTCAGCTTACGCTTGCCCGCTCGACCGGTGCAGGCGCCTTCACCCTGGCCTGCATCACCGAACAGCGATCCCTCGAGATCAACAACGAGGAAATCGACATCACCAAGCCGAGCTGCACCGATCCCGGCAGCAAGCTCACGCTGGCGCTGATGTACGGCATCCAGTCCATCCGCTTCAGCGGGCAGGGCGCCTTCGTCGATACCGTCACGATGAAGGCGGTCACCGCCGATGCCGTGAACCAGGTCATCACCGAGTACCAGGTCACGGTGCCAGGCGTCGGCACGTTTGAAGGCGACATGCTCGTCTCGATGACCTTCTCCGGCGACAAGACCAACGAGCTGCAGGCGGACATCCGTTGCGCCATGACCGGCGCTCTTACCTTCGTGCCGGCTGTCTAAGCGGAGAGTTCCATGTTGCCTGCCAATCCATTGCGCGGCGAGGCGGAGGTTCGCATCGGTGCGATCGACTTCCGCATCGCCGTGACCTTCTCCGGGCTCGCTCGTCTCTCCGATGCGATCGGCGCCCGCACCCTCGACGAGCTTTACGGCCGTCTCCTCGGCTTCGAGCCGAAGGCGGTTGCCTGCGCCGTCCGCTGCCTGATCGTCGCGGATGACGAGGATCATATATCGGCGCTTTCCGCGAAGATCCTCGACGACGGCAATATCTCGGCCGCCGACCAGCTCGCCTGGCGCGAGGCGGTCGAGAAGGCGCTGTCGGCTCACATTGCTGCCGGGACAGTGCGGCGGGACGAGCGGACGGCAGCGCAGATTGCCGGAGACGCCGTCCTGGGAAAGCCCGTAAGCCCCTCCTGATCAAGGATCATCTCAAGTCGCTCTACCGGATCGCCACCAACCCGAAGATGCTCGGCTGGTCGCCGGAAATGTTCTGGAAGGCGACGGCGGCGGAATTCGAGATGACCGTGGAGGGGCTTTCCGGGAATGTCCGTGGCAGACCGTTCATTTCGCGCGAGGAGGTTCGGCGCATTGCCGCAGAGCATGGCGTTCGCCCATCGCTGAAGGGCAGTCCGAACGCGCGGACGATCGGCAGTTGATCAGCTTGGTTTCACCTAGTCGTCAGTCTTGGCAATAATGATGCCGAGCGCCGCGCCGACGACGCCGAGGCCGAAGGAAATGGCGCCGACAATCTCATTCATTGCAGATTTCGCTGCGAAAGCGACAAGTACGCCGCCGAATACCTGAAGAAGGCCTAACACAAAGATCGCGACCGCCACGTTTCCACTCCGCTGCTGTTGAACGCAACAAGTTGCACAGCGTGAGTGGAAGTCAACTGGTGGACGCGATCTTATCCATAATTGAGGTCACCAATGAGCCGTCCCGACATTCCCGTCACGATCTCCGGTGATCCGAAGGGCTTCGAGTCCGCGCTTGCCCGGGTGCGGGCACTCTCGAAGTCGACGGCAACTGACGTCGTTGCATCCTTCGGCCGGATCAAGAACCTCGTGGCCGGCGGCGCCGGTCTCGTGACCGGGCTTGTCTCAGCGGCAAGCGTCACCGCATTGCGCGATGCGGCGAGCGCGATTGCTTCGATCGGCGACGAGGCGCGTCGGGCCGGCCTCGACGTCAAGAGCTTCCAGGAGCTGAAGTTCGTCGCCGAGCAGAACCGTGTCGGCGTCGACGCGCTGACCGACGGCATCAAGGAATTGAACCTGCGGGCCGACGAATTCATCGTCACCGGAGGCGGCTCGGCAGCAGAGGCCTTCCAGCGCCTCGGCTACTCGGCCGAGGACCTGAAGGGGAAGCTCGAGGATCCGGCCGATCTCTTCACCGAGATCATCGGTCGGCTGGGCGAACTCGACAAGGCGGCACAGATCCGCATCATGGACGAGATCTTCGGCGGGGCGGGTGGCGAGCAGTTCGTGCAGCTGATCGAGGCGGGCGAGGGGGGCATCCGCGACACCATTCAGGCCGCGAACGACCTGGGCATCGTTCTTGACGAGCAGATGATCCAGAAGGCTGCAGACGTCGACCGCAAGTTCAACATGCTTGCGACGACAGTCGGCACGAAGTTGAAATCCGCCATCGTCTCCGCCGCCGACAGTCTGGCGGAATTTATCGACGGTTTTCGCGATTTCCAAAACCAAATGAACAGCACGCTTCAGGGCAGGCAAGCCGAAATCGGCGAGCGTCGGCTCGAGATCGAGAATGAAATTCTCAAGAAGAAGGAGGCGCAGGCTCGACAGGACGAAAAACTTTCCGATGTCGCCAGGAAGCTTGGATTTGAGAACAGCAAGAACGCCAATCTTGCCGGCTACACCGGGCAGCTAGAAGCCCTGAAGAAAGAGAGCCGGAAACTCGCCGAAGAAGAGGCGAAGATCGTTAACATCCTGAGCGATCGCCTCAAGCCGATGAACCGCCCAGCCGAGAGGACCTGGACGCCGATCCCCACGGAAGAAAAAGGCGGCGGCCGGTCCAAGAAAGTCTCGGAAGCCGAGAAAGAAAAGAAGGCGATCGACGACGTGATCGCGTCGCTGCGCGAGGAGTTGGCGATCATCGGCCTCACCGACATCGAGCGGGAGCGCACGATTGCGCTTCGCGAGGCTGGGGTGGAGGCGACCTCGCAGGAAGGCCAGCAGATCTCGGCGCTCATCGACGAGAAATACCGCCAACTCGCAGCTGAGGAGGCCTTGGCCGAGCAGTATGAGCGCAGCGAGGAAGCGGCCGAGCGAATGGGACAGGTCCTCGACGATCAGCTGATGCGCATCGTTGACGGCAGCTTCGACGCGAAGGAGGCGATCGCGGCGCTGCTGATGGAGATCATCAACGTGCAGACGAACGGGAAGGGGCTCTTCGGGTCGCTGTTCAGCTCGATCTTTGGCGGTGGTAGTGGACTGAGCTCCAGCTTCGTGCCGACCACAACGCTCGGTGACTTCCTCGGCTATGGCGGTGCGCGCGCTGGCGGCGGTGATGTTTCTCCCGGGCGCATCTACCGGGTGAACGAATATGAGGACGAGTTCTTTGCGCCGACCAGCCACGGCCGGATCATCGCGCCGAGCAAGCTGCCGGGCGCCTCGGCAGACAGAGAAGGCGGCGGCGGGCGGACCGTCGTTGAGATCGTACTGAGCAAGGATTTGTTGGCCAGCATCCTAGAGCAGACCGGCGACCAGACAGTGCGCATCGTGCGCAGCAACGAGGAAGCCCGGGCCAACTATCGCCAGAATGGCGGGGAAGATTTCTGATGGCGTTTCTCATTTCTCTCCCGAGCGTGGTTTACGGCCAGGTCGCGTTTGATCCGGTTCGCATCCGCGATACCAACCGCATGGAGGGCCGCCGCACCGAGACGGCCTATTCGGCGACGCCATACTGGGCCGCGTCCTATTCCGCATCGAAGCTGACCACGGCCGAGGCGGCGCTGTTCGACGCCTTCAACATGGACGCGAATGACGGCGGTGTAATCGCAGGCTACGATGCGCACCGGCCGCGGCCGATCGCCTATCAGGGCAGCAACCCGCTTTCCGGCGTGAAGGCGGGCGGCGGGGTATTTTCTGGCGACGCGGCGTTGCAGTCGGTAACTGACGCTAACACCATCGTCGTCTCGGGCCTGCCGGCCGGCTTTAAGCTCGGCCTCGGGGACTATGTCGAGGTGCGGAAATCGACCTTCGTGCGATCGCTGCACCGGATCACTTTGGCCGCGACAGCAAGCGCAGCGGGCGTCGTGACCCTGAAGATCCGCTTCGGTCTCGACCTGCAGGTGTTCACCCTGCCATGCAGCGTCCATTTCGAGAAGCCATCCTGCATCATGGAGATGGATGCGGGGAGCTTCAGCCTGCCGAAGACTTGGCCGAACTATAATGTCCAGTTTACCGCAACGGAGCTTTTCCTCTCATGAGCGTGCTATCTCCCGAGGTCGAGGACCTGGTCGAGAGCGGCGAATTCGCGATACTCGATCTGATCCGCTTCGATCTGCCCGGCAAAACCGTCGGCTATCACCGCGGTGGCCGCAAGTTCACCTATAATGGCTTGCTGTACCTGCCGAACCGGTATCTCGAGCCCGGTGACCTGGTGAGCGCCGTCGGCGTGGCCGTCACCACGCGCACCGTCGTCTTCTCCAACATTCCGGTGGCCGATCCTGAGGATGCGGTCGCGAGGATCGAGGAGTTCAACTACCAGAACGCGCCGGTCATCATCACCTCGCTCGCCGGCGAGCCGGGCAGCAGCAACGTCGTCGGGGTGCTGGTCTCGACCATCTACGAGATCGACCAGGTGCGCTACAACGAGGGTGCAGTCTCAGGCTCCGAACGAACGCTGACGATGATGATCGACCTGCAGCCACCGGGACGCTCGGCGCGGGGCTCGACCGGCGTCAAGCGCTCGCAGGCCGAGCAGCAGTTCGACAATAATCCTGTTGACACGGGCCTCGAGTTCGTGGCGACGAATGCGACCATCCCCGAGGAATGGGGCCAGGTCTCGCGCTGATCTCGATCTAGATAAGCTGCCTCCGCAGGCCGGAGAGGTCGATTGCGCTTCGGCGCGCTTCTCCGAGATCGGATACCGCCATAGTGTCCACTCAAGCGTGGCGGACACTATGCACACCAGCATAGTGTCCGCCACGCTTAAGCCAAACGAACGGTTTCGATCGGCCCGACCGTATTTTCCAGAGCTGTTGTGTCCGGGATTGTCAGACTGGCAAGAGCGCGGCGATGGTCTTCTGATAAAGATAGCGGCAACGCGGGCACGTCAAAACGTGCCCTTTAGCCCGAAGGAGACTGACATTGCCTCGAACGTGGCCCCGGCATAATCCTTGCGGAATTCAATTTCGCCTGTCGCGAAGTTGTGACGTTCCTTGTCCCCGCGGCTGTGAAACACCCGCTCGAACGAACCGGACAGATAAAGCGAAGCACCGGGCGTCACCGCATAGCTGACGGCGACATTGGCGCCGATTGTCGGTGCCGGAGACATGTCATCCGAAAAACGCAGGTTGCGCAGCCAATGGTCGTCGATGCTCTTGATGCCGAAGCTCAGACCGGTCTGAAGGCCGCCGCTGATGGTAAGATCGCCGAGGACGTGTTCGCCGCTCAGGCTGAGGAAGCCCACCGGAATTTTTTGCCGGTAGCTTACGCCTCTTTCCCAGTCTAGCAATTCCCAACGTTTATCGCGGAACGTTTTCTTCGTAGAGATGCCTGACCCGCCATAGGCGGTCCATTTGACGTCGGTATAGCGCATACCAGCGCCGACCGCGATACTGCTGGTGTCGTTGCCGTAGATGATCCGGTCCAACTCGATCGCTGCGGCGACATAGTGATCGAGTTCGGTAAGCGGGTGGATTGAGCGGTCGCTCCAGTCTTCGCGCTCGATGATCGTCCAGTCGTAGTCAACCAGGTGACCATTGCCGCCGGTGCCGACTTTGACGCTGCCCTTCAAGCTCCAGTCGTTGTCGATCTGCCCGTCGACGCCAACCGTGAAAAGAGTGACTCCTTTACTCTCCCAGTTCAACTGGCTGATCTTGTGGTCGCCGACATAGAAAAATTCCTGCGCCTTTATGTTGGCGAGGCCGATATCGCCGAAAACGACGACGTTGCCATCGTCGGAGGAAAACAGAGCGTTGTCTGCGGCGGCGAATGATGGGGCACCGTACAGAAAACAGGAGATCGCTACGGATCTGATGGAGACGCGCTTCATAGCTGACCGCGTCTTTCGTACAGCGCCTCCGTCTTGAGCCTGAGCTTCTTCGCCTCGGATCCCCTTCGTGTCAGACTTGCCCACTTGGCAAGCCGCTGGTGTTGAGGGACCGGTGTCGTCCTGCCGTTGCGAGGCTGGCAGCTTCAACGCCTTTAGGGAATGGAAGTATTCGCAGACCAT